GAACTATTTGAAGTAAAAGATTGGCAGGAAGATCTTAAATATGTTCTTAAAGAACTCAAATATGAAGCAGCTACACGGCCAGGAAGTGGGCCAGAGGTCGAGGCTTTGTTTTTGTCGGCTGGGCAGAAGGTGCAAGACGCTATAGAAGATCTTGAAAAAGCTGTTCCGAGGATGAGATGAAACAAGTTACTCCAAATTTAGAGCACGTTCCTAAAAGGATCTATACGTATTGATAAAACAATACAATGTTTTAAGATTCTTGAGATCGTTAAAGCCAGTGTAGACTTTAATAATATATTGTGTATGGATGATAATCCAACCTGGTCTATATCTTTACCATCAAAAGAAGCAGCTAAAAATCTAATGGAAGATCTTTTTTATGGAGAATATACAGGGAGTTAAGGATGGCTAATGCAAAGGATGTAACAATAGACACTGAGCTTTTTAAAGCTATGTTGGTGGGTACTTATGGCACAGGTAAGTCAATCTTTGCAACTACCTGTCCTACACCAGGCTTTGTTTTCGACTTTGATGAAGGCATAATTACTTACCAAGGACTTGACTTCGACTACGAACAATATAGCGACGACTGGCAAGGCTGGGTTAAGTTTGAAAAGGACTTGATTCAAGTCAGGAAGAAAGTTGAGGAAGACGAATATGTTACTGTCATCGTAGATTCTACATCCAGGATGACAGACCTTGCAATGGCTCGCGCAATGCAGCTCGATCCTAAAAGGAGCGCAACNAANGGNCCTATCTGGAATNTNCACTTTATGATGGTGAGNAATCTCATGGAGGGTAAACTCAGGCAGATAATCAACCTCCCCTGTAACATCATCATAATAAGCCACATTGATGTAGTCAAGGACGAAAAGACAGGAAACATCCTTGACATAGCTCCACTCTTAACGGGGCAACTCAGGGAAAAGATTCCTGGAGCCTTCCAAGAAGTCTACTACTGCACCACAAAAAGAGTGGGACAGGAAACAAAGTGGTTGATTCAAACAGTTCCCATTGGTTACACTAAAGCAAGGAGTAGATTGAGTGGAAAAGCTCATTTACTTCCTGACTTTCTGCCTAACAGCTATGATGCTGTAATGAAATCGCTAGCAAAGAGAAAGAAGTAACTCTAACCCAACACAACACAACAGAAGGAGAAACAAATGGCTAAAACAAAGAAAGATGAAAACACTGTTCCNGAGGAAGACTACGGAAGCGAGACAGGACAAGGGTATGAAGGAGTCGATGATTTCGATGTTGAAGAAGATTACCAACCAATCCCTTTAATTGCAGAGAGCTACTACAATGCTGCTGTAACTGATGTCAAGTTCAACAGCGAGGACAAGACAATCGACTGGTCATATACACTTAACAACAATGGTGGAGTCATGAGTGATGGTGAGACTCCCATTGATGGTTCAGTCCACATGTATCGTAACTGGCTGCCTAAGCCTGGTGATGAGCATGAGATGACTAAGAAAGGTACCCAGACAAAAAGACAAGCAAAGATCAACATGCTGCACGACTTTGCAGAAGCTATGAAGATCATCATGTCTACTCCAAAACAGATTCTCGAGTCCATCGCCAACTCCGATTGGATTGGTATTGAGTCCCAGGTCAAAATGGGAATTCGTACTTGGGAAGGTCGCACCTTCAACAACATTGATAGAGTAGTTGCTGTCTAGCAATGAAGCTCTACGAATTATTCCCTGACTTCACTAAGCTCTCTTACTCTGAAAGAGTGGAATTCCTCCGCTCTTATAGAGCTAAGAGAGCTTTGGAGTTAGAGGAGAATATAAAAAACAAAAAAGGAAGCAATAAAGTATCTCTTTCAGATGAAGAGAAAGCTCTGATCAAGATGCTTGGGATTACACAAAAGGATTTAAAAGCCTTGAAAGGGAGTATAAACAGTGAACAATAAGCAACCTACTCTTCAGCAACAGCATATAAACCCTCAGATAAAAATTAACCTAGATGAGCTAGAACATGTTAAGTGTGAAGGTTGTGAGGGAGAACACTTCGACCTTGTTTACATTATCCACAAAGTCCCCGCAATGCTAAGTCAAACAGGCAAAGAAGCTCTATTTCCTGTTGCATACTTCAGATGTGTAAGCTGTCTCAAGTTAACCAATATAGTTAATCGAGGGTAATCAAGAAAGGTCAAACATTGACTCTTTCTTCTGGATAATAATATGCCTACAGTTATAGACGAAGATAAAATTTTTTATTCCGAACCACAAAATATAATAGTTCATGAAGATTTACCTCGTTATAGAAGAGACTCCAAAAAAGTAAAAGAGTTACTTGCATCTATTCTTGAGAAGAAGCAACTTCATCCTATTATAGTAACAGAGAAACTAGAGCTTGTAGCCGGAGGAAGAAGGCTGGCTGCTTGTTTACTTGGTGGCATCAATGTTAGATGTATGTATAAGGGAAACCTAACTCCAATCCAGATGAGAGAGATTGAGTTAGAAGAGAACCTTCAAAGAGAGGATTTATCTCCTGCAGATGAAGCAGATGCCATCGCAGATTTACACATACTAAAGCAAAAGATCTATGGAGAAACTTCCAGTGGAAGGGAAGGAGGCTGGAGGTTAAGCGACACAGCTGATTCTATAGGCAAGACAAAGGGAAATGTTATAGACAATCTTCAAATTTCTGCAGCATTAAAAGACTTCCCCGAACTTCGTGTTCTCAAAACAAAGAAGGCTATAAAGAAAGCAGTAAAAGGTTGTCAACAAGTAGTCGATCGTGCCGAGGCAGTTCAAGAGTGGGAATCTCTCCTTGAAAAGGAGAACAAAGTTGAACTCCTCCTCAAGGATGCTACCATTGATATGTTGGAACGAGAGGACAATTCCATAGATATTCTTTTAACAGATCCACTGTATGGAATAGAGATAGATAAGATAGCTACTTCCGTCGGTGGCACCACTGGAGGTTTCTCTACAACTGGATGTAAGTATGATGACTCTACAGAGAAAGCTATAGGATTATATAAAACTCTTGCACTAGAATCCTACCGTTTTACTACTGAAAATGCTCATGCTTGGNTATTTGTCGCACCAGAATTTTTTTCTTTTATAAGAAGACTAATGATGGCAGCTGGTTGGAATGCTCACATCAAGCCTATAATCTGGATCAAACGAGAGACAGGTCAATGCAATATGCCAGAAAGATGGCCATCATCTTGCTATGAAATGATCCTCTATTGCAGGAAAGCTGCATCAAAGCTTGTAGTACAAGGCATGCCGGATTGGATTCAGGAAGATCCTGTTCTAGAAAGTAAGAGGGTACATCCTACTGAAAAGCCTATTCCTCTCCTACGAGGTCTTCTCAACAGGATTTCCCTTCCGAGTCAAACACTCTATGATCCCTTCATGGGAAGTGGTTCTTCTTTAGAGGCTGGACTGGCACAGAAGCTTATTGTTAGAGGATGCGATGAAAGTATAGATGCTTATAATGCAGCCAATAAAAGAATTGCTGAATACTTAAAAGGAAGTGAAAGATGATACATGCAAGAAAAGACTATGATCGTATTCAAGATCCATTAGAAAAAATTGGTAAAGATGAGCCCGTATTCTTAATTCGTGCTAAAGATCGTGTTTCAGCTGATGCAGTAAGATCTTGGGCATCACTCAACTGGATAGCAGGTGGAGATATAGAACTTTCAAGAATAGCAATAGCTCACGCTTGTGATATGGAGGCATGGCAGCGTAGAAACGGTAGCAAACTTGCAGGTCTATAGGAGATAACAGTGTATGTAAAAACCGTTGGTCCTGTAACAGCAAATATAATGCTCGTTGGAGAGGCTCCTGGTGAAATGGAAGATAGAACAGGCCTCCCCTTCAAGGGAAGAGCAGGTAATACTCTAAATACTCTCCTTAGTCAAGCTGGTATAATCAGATCACAATGCCTTATCGCCAACGTGGCAAGGGACAGACCGCCCAAGAATGATATAGGCCACTACTTCCTTGACAAGGAACATAAAATCCCTACTCCTAGAATGCTAGAATATATTG